GGTTAAGAAATTGTTCCCAGATTTACATTCTTGGGCGGCTGATGGTGCTGCTAGCTTGCATCGTTATCCTGAAGGTACAAAAGCTCCGAGATCTTTAGCTGGAGACAGAGCCGAGCGCAGATGGTCAAGACAAGTTGAACAACAGATGAAATACTTGGATGATCCAAAATATATCAAAGCGCAAGAGCGCTACCAAAAGCAAAATAAAGCGGATGACAATGCGATGGCTAAGATGCGGACAGCAGTAGCAAAGGAATATCACAAAAAGCATCCTGAATTGTCCAGGATTAGAGCTAGATTGCGGTCGATTCAAACAGGTACAGGGGCTAAAATTATGAGTCTATACAATCAGGGATGGAGCGGCACTGAAATTGCTAAAAAGCTTCGATTTAATGCAAAAAAAGGCACTTTTGGACGTTCGGGGGGTAGAAATCTCTTGTGACAAAAGGCAATTTCAAAAGATGATCAACAGGAAGCAGAGGAGGTTAATGATGGTTCGCAAAAGAGTAATGTCTGAACAAGAATACCTTAATCGCAAAGGCGTTGGAAGTTAATTAAGTGGAGTTATGGATGACCGCTTGCGTTCTGTCAGACAACTTAGATCCACACGAGGAGAAGAAAAATTCAATCGTGACAACAAAAGTGCTATAGATAGTTACCATGCCAAACGAAACCAAGCTAGACGCGAATATCAAAGACTAGTATCTAGCGGGAAAGTTCGACCACCTAGTAATGCTGAAAAAGCATGGAAGACTGCACATGGATTATCTGAAAACAGAGCTGTACAAGCAGCAAGACGTGTACTGGCTAAACATGGCGTAGATTGGAAAACTGGCAAAAGAATAGGGACAGTTTCTGGTAGAGGACTATGGCCTACTTTTCGTAAAGGTTCAACAGGCAGCAGAGGGGGCTAGTTATGTCTAAACCATTACAACATTTTAAATTTGGAACAGTAAAAAGATCACAAATCAAGTTCGCTGACTATAATCCTCGTATCATTGATGAAAGCAACCAGAAGAAGCTCATTAAAGCAATCAGAGAGAATGGATTAATCGAGCCGCTAGTATGGAATAAGCGTACAGGTGTGTTAGTGGGCGGACATCAACGTTTAACCGCAGCTGATAAGATTTACCGTAAAAAAGATTATGAAGTACCTGTAGCAATTATTGACGTTGATGAGAAGACTGAAAAGAAGCTAAATGTACAACTCAATAACCCATCGATACAAGGCGATTGGGACTTAGATGAGTTAGCTGATCTATCTAAGGATGTTTCGTTTGATGATATGGGCTTTGACAAATCTGATATTGATTTCATGTTTGATGGTGAGGTTGATTTTGATGGAAAAATTAAAGATGAACCACCAGAGAGCAAGAAAGAAACGCCTTATGATGATGAAGTCGAAGACGAAAAAGACAAATTAGCTAGTCTTGCTGAATTCAATAAGAAGAAAGCCGACTTTAGACATAAAGACAAGGACACAACCATTATCAATTTTTATACCAAGGTTGTTTTCCCATCTAATGAAGCTAAAGAAGAGTTCTATAAAAAGGCTAATATTCCAGCCAACGAAGAATTTATCACGTTCGATCAGTTAAAACGGTATTTTGAAAAGAAATAGGTGAGTTAAATGGCTAAAGCAAAATGGGAACAGTGGCTAAAGCCTGAAAATCTCACTTTACTTCAAGGCTGGGCTAGAGACGGGCTTACAAACGATCAAATAGCCAAGAAAATGGGCATAGTGCGTTCTACGCTTCAATCATGGATAAAGACACATGAGGACATTTCAAACGCCCTAAAAAAGGGTAAAGAGGTCGTTGATGCTGAAATTGAAAACAGTTTGATTTCAACGATGAAGAAACACACTGTTACCACGACAACTTATAAGATGGTCAAAAAGGATGAATTTAATCTAAAAGCAGAGCGGATTAAATTTAGTAATGTGTACAAACTGGACCACCCTGAAGCTTCAAAACAAGAAATCTTGATTGCTACAGCTGCGAACGTAGATGTCTATGAAAAGATACCGATTAGCAAAACGGTGACTGAAGTAGACCCGAATGTATCAGCTGCTATTTTTTGGCTTAAAAACCGTAGACCCGACAAATTTAGAGACCAAACGTTCCAGAAGCTTAATGAAGCCAACGCACGCAAGGCTATTGCTGATGCTGGTATTAGTGAAGCGCAACTTAAGTCACTTAAGGAAGAAGACAATCCAAGCAATCGCACGGTTATTGTTGATGATGTAGCAAAGATGAAGGAGTTGAGAGATCACGAAGGCAGTACAGATAAGCAAGGAGATTAATCCACACTTTTATGATATGTGGACTACTGATAAACCTTATGTTGTTTGCAAAGGCGGACGTGGCTCTTTTAAGTCCAGCGTTATCAGCCTGAAGCTTGTAACGATGATGATGTTTTACATCGCAATGGGCAAAACCGTCAATGTTATTTGCATTCGTGAAAATCAGCAGTACTTACGTGACTCTGTATATAATCAAATCCTTTGGGCTATGAGCATTTTAGGCGTTGAATCTGAATTCAGAACGCGTGTTAGCCCTATGGTGATTCAACATATACGCACAGGATCAACGTTTTACTTCTACGGTGCCAATGACCCTATGAAATTGAAATCCAATATCGTAGGCAATGTGGTGGCTGTATGGTTTGAAGAATTTAGCAATTTAAAGAATGTGAATGTTTTTGATCAGTCTGTGCCCACCTTTATTCGACAAAAGCCTGATTTCGTTAAAGATGTAAAAATATTCATTAGTTACAATCCGCCAAGAAACCCATATGCATGGGTGAATGAGTGGGTAACACAGCGAGAGACTGATCCAGATTACTTTGTTGACAGTTCCACGTATTTAGATGATGAACTTGGCTTTACTACTAAGCAGCAGTTAGATCTAATTGAAAAATACAAGCAAAATGACCCCGATTACTACCGCTGGCTCTACCTTGGTGAGGCTGTCGGATTAGGTACACAAGTCTATAACATGAAGCTATTCAAGGTTGTGGACCGTATTCCAGATGATGAATACATTACTGACATCTTTTACGGAATGGATACCGGTTTTATGGTGTCTGCTACAGCTTGTGTAGCGTGTGCTTTCACGAATAAGTACAACGTCTATGTTTTAGACACGTTTTACTACGATCCAACAAAGTACGAGCGTAAATTATCAGCATCCGAGCAAGCGGAACGAGTACACGACTTTATCAATCAGATTACTGATAAATATGGCGTTTTGCCTTGTAATCAGACAATAGATAGTGCTGATGGCGGTATTTATACGCAATACTGGCAGATGTACAACGTCCAATGGTCTAAGGTGCGTAAACTTGGTGAAGCCGAGATGATTGACCGTGTTCAAGATTTAGCCGCACAAGGGCGCTTGCATGTTTTGAAAACACCAAGCAATGACATCTTTTTAGATGAACACAAGAAATACCAGTGGGATCCAGCAACCGTTAATAGCGATCATCCGCGTGTTATCAAAGAGTTTGACCACAGTTGCGATGCACTTAAATATGGCGTGCTAGATAATGAGCAGCTACTTGGCTTGTCTGCATAGGTGGTGAGTACATGAACATATGGGCAAGGATTAAGAGATTTTTTCGTAAAGGAGGTGCAAAGCTAGGCATGGTAGAGTATAAATCGCTGAGAGCTATCACAGATGATCCACGAATTAAGGCTCCAGCCGAAGAGTATGAGCGCATTCGCAAGGCAAAGAACTATTATCAAGATAACTTGTCGCAAGTTAAGTACTATGCAATGGGTAACGAACATAAACGCAAACTTAACTCAATCAATGTCACAAAAATGGCATCAAGGCGGCTTGCATCTCTCATATTTAACGAGCAATGTTCTATCAAAGTTGATGATAGTCAATTGCAAGACATATTAGACACCATTCTCAAGCGTGAAAATTTCTATACCACGTTTGAAACTGAGCTAGAAAAGTGGATTGCATTAGGCTCTGGCGGTATCCGTCCTTATGTTGAAGATGACAAAGTAAAACTTAGTTATGCTGACGCTGACGATGTTTACCCGCTTAATTCAAACACAACCAAGGTGGATGAAATTGCATTGTCCAGGCGTATTCGCAAGATTGAAAACAACGAAGCTGTTTACTATACCTTGTTAGAGTTCCATCAGTGGGGCAGTAGCAAAGAAGTAGACGATCAAGGAAATGTTTACCGACCTTACACGATTACTAATGAGTTGTATAGATCAGGTGACTCAAACAGCATCGGTGAGCTTGTACCACTTAATTCAATTGATGAATATGCTGACTTGCAACCACAGTCAACATTTCAGCATTTAGAAAAGCCGCTTTTTGCCTTTTACCGTAATGCAGGAGCAAACAACAAGAGCCTAGCTAGTCCATTAGGTTTAGGCTTGTGTGATAACTATTGGCACACGGTAGACGACATTAACGCTACACACGATGGCTTTGCATGGGACGTGAAGACTGGGTACAGGCGGATCACCATTCCGAAAACGTGGGTAAGACGTCAAACACAGATCAACGGCAAATCGATTCCTGAAGGCTCACAGATGTATTGGGATCCTAAAGATGCGGTATTCGTACCAATTAACGCCTGTAATGATGACTCTAGTTCATTCAAGGATTTAGCAATTCAAATTAGAACGGAACAATACACGGCTTCAATGGACTTCTTTTTACATGAATTTGAAAATGAAGTTGGATTAAGTCAAGGCACGTTTACCACCTCACCAACTGGCGTTCAAACCGCTACAGAAGTAGTAACCAATAACTCAATGACTTACCAAAC